GCGCTGCTCCTGTATCTCTTGAGATACAAGAGTCACCCCTGGGTTAGTTCGTAGGGGATCCTTCCCCTAAAGCCCTTACGGGCTGCCCAGGTCACTACAAAATCCATAAGGAGATTCCATGGGAGGGTACACGACTCAATCCCGCAAAACCAGCGAGGGCCTTCGCCTAACGGTGATTGCCCCTAATGGTTCTGTGGCTGAGAATAATACTGATCTCAGTACGATTGAGCCGCGTAACTCTCAGACTACCACTAGTTACAGAACTAGTGGTACGGACACCTCAGATGATGATAGTCCAACGAACGCTTCTTCTTCCCTTGATTTCATTAAGAAACTCGGGGACGAAAAGCGTTCAGGACCACGCTCTGAAGGTGATACTGGTCATACCTTTAGTACCTATAAGTCCGAAGCCCATTACTCTCACCCCCATGTCGACACTGGTCAAGTGCCGGCTAAGGATGTGGGTCGTAAAGGGCGTTGGATCGGACCGCTATTGGTGCTAGAGAATCCCAGTAATTTCGCGGAGACTCGTTTCATTGATGTCCCTGGTGTTGATGAGGGATATTATGGAACGAAGGCCATTGGCCTAACAGCTCCGACGAATTCCGTTGCGGATCTCGGTGTAGCACTGGCTGAACTGTACCGTGAGGGCCTACCAAAGTTGGTAGGCAGTAACCTTTTGCACAGTCATCTGCTCTCTATCCCGGCAAAGCTGGGAGAAGAGTATTTGAATTGGCAGTTTGGTTATAAACCTCTGGCACATGACATGTCAGATGCTATGGGTATTGTTTCGCAAGCTTCACAGATTGCAAACCAATACCTTCGAGATAATGGACGAATAGTCCGCCGCAAGTACTCTTTCGGTAAAACTCTGACCCGTAATGTAGTACGGAGTGGTGGAACCAACTTTTTACCGTTGGGTGCCACTTACTCCTACTGCTGGGCAGATACCGGGAGCACTGGCCAAATTACCATCACTGAGCAGGCCTCATATGAGGTCTGGTTCAGTGGCGCCTACCAGTATTTCATCCCTCTCGACTCGAGAAGGTTGAAGACTCTGGAGACGTACGCGTCGCTTGCTCAGCATGCGACTGGCCTCGAATTGACACCCGAGGTCATGTGGAATTTGGCTCCATGGAGTTGGCTGTCTGACTGGCTAGTTAATGTGGGTGATCTTGTCCACAATTTCTCAGCCTTTGGTACAGACGGTTTGGTCCTCAAGTACGGCTATCTGATGGTCAAAAAGACTTCAGTTAAGACGTACCGGCACTCTGGTGTCGTTTATCCTAACGGCACTCAGAGCGGTCCTATTACGAATACTTACACTCAAGAGTGGAAGACTCGCAGTAGGGCGACCCCTTATGGTTTCGGACTTAACCCGAATTCGTTTACGAATCGGCAATGGTCCATCCTCGGGGCACTTGGGTTAACCAAGGGCCCTACCTCTCTTCGGTAAAAGTCCCGAGAGAGTACGTGGAAAACACCACGAAACCCAACACAAGTCAAGGACTCATGTCATGTCGTTTGCAGATCCGCAGTCAGTTACAATCGGAGGCACGACCACGTCGCTGCCTCGTGTGTCGGCTGGTAACAACCAGTCGTCATACAAGAGCAACGACGGTCTGATTACTCAGACCGTCTCTTCCCAGTATGGGAAGAGGGTGCGTCGAACTCTCCGTCTTGACCACTCTAAGGTCGCAGCGGACCCGTTTGTGTCGGGGGTGAACACTAAGTACTCCATGTCGACTTACGTCGTCGTGGATGTGCCCACCACCGGCTATACGGTAGCTGAGGCCAAGGCAGTCGTGGATGGTCTTATGACCATTCTCACGGCTTCCACGGGGGCCAAGATCACCCAGCTTCTGGGTGGAGATAACTGACCAGGTGGATTCATTTCCTCTTTGGAAATGAACACATCTGGACCGTCATTAAGATCTTCTTTCTTAAGAGGATCTTACACTACTGACGGCTCGGGTCCTATCGATATGGCTAAGGATAGTCCACCTACCTTTTAAGATAGGGAACTATGAAAAGCCCGATAGAGTTCTTGCAGTGTGTACTCAACGAGTTGGGTACATGGTGTGGCACAAGCACCACCCGTGATCTCAAAAAGATCACGGGACGTTACGAACACGAGGGGATGTCGTTTCTAACGATATCCCTACCAAATCTTGGAAAAGACTTCGAAAAAAGTCTTGACCAAGGTTTTGTGGGTCACGACCAGTTTCTTGGATTTTCCAAGACTGGCAGGCTCCCCCGATTGCTCGGAGGTTTCTTTGACCTTGTGTTCGATCGTAGAACGGGTGTATTGCTCGATGTTCCGTCTATTGACGCCATCTTCGCGATACGTCAGATCTCTCTGATGTTCAAGAAGATAGAGCTGCCCTGCAGCGATGCAAGGCTAGCGGCGGCTATGAAGCGGTACATCGAGTGTGAGCAGGAAGTCAGAGCCTCTGACAGCTCCCTTGAGACAGATCGGCTCAAGGAGTTCGAGCGAATCGGAAGGCTGCTTTGGGCTGATGTTCTCCAGGAAGTAGATGAAGATATCTACTACCAGAGAATCATTCCCAAACATGGTCCCGGTGCCACCGCTGACAAACTTAAGGGAAACCTTAAGTGGCGTCAGGTTGAGTGGCCCGAGAGATTGGACCAAGAATTTCCCTCGGGAGATTTCTTGATTCCCAATCAGCGGCATCACAATGTGCTGCTCCGTCTGGCTTACCTCGAACCCGGGAAGGAACGTCCCGTCAGGGTTGTTCCTGTCCCTAAAACGCTGGAGACACCACGCATAATCGCCGTAGAGCCCGTTGCGATGCAATACATGCAACAGGCTATACACGCGAGACTGCAGAAGGCTATCGACGCCGACAACGTCGCCAATGGCCTTATCGGATATGCCAGTCAGATCCCTAACCAGGAAATGGCTCGCAAAGGGTCTCGAAAAGGAACCCTCGCTACACTCGACTTGAGTGAAGCGTCCGATCGCGTCTCCAATCAGCACGTACGGATTCTTACGCAAAATCATCCCAATCTCTTTAGGGGTGTCGATGCGTGTAGAAGCCGGAAGGCTGATGTACCTGGTCATGGCGTAATTCGCCTAGCCAAGTTCGCATCTATGGGTTCAGCTCTATGTTTCCCTATGGAAGCGATGGTGTTTTGCACCATTGTCTTCCTAGGAATACAAAAGGAGCTCAATCACCCGCTAACCAAGAAAGAAATAGCAAGCTTTCTTGGAAAGGTGCGCGTCTACGGGGACGATATCGTTGTCCCAGTAGAATTTGTGCAGTCAGTCGTTACGGAACTTGAAGCTTTTGGGCTTAAAGTAAACGTAAACAAGAGCTTCTGGAGTGGCAAATTCCGGGAGTCTTGTGGAAAGGATTACTATGACGGGCATGACGTTTCAATTGTCAGGCTCCGTGATGAGATTCCTTCCCGACTGAAGCACGTTTCTCAGATTGTCTCTCTCGTCTCTACCCGCAACCAATTGTACTTGAAAGGTATGTGGGAATCGGCGAGATACTGTGACAGGGTTTTGGAATCTTTGATTCCATATCCTGTTGTGTCACAGGAATCTGAGCTGCTTGGCCGGTATTCCTTCTTGATAGAGTCCTCTTCTTACGAAGGGGATTACAAGATGGACCGCTACCTCCATCGCCCTCTTGTCAAGGGTATGGTTGTAGACGCACGTCTTCCTAAATCACAATTGGATGACGTGTGGGCTCTGCAGAAGTGCCTGACGTTGGCCGAGCTCGGAAAACCGAGCAAGGACGCTTCTTCTCTCGCTTATGGCGAAAGCCAGAACGCGTGGGTGGATGCGCTTTTCGGATTGCCGCCCGAAAAGGTCAGTCACCTTGAACGTGCTGGACGTCCTCTTGCCGTCAACATCAAGCAGAGGTGGGCCTCTCCCTATTAATCTAGGGAGAGGGGCCCCTACCGCGAGGTAGGGGAGGTGGAGACCTTGCGTCTCTCTGAGACGGAAGGATCTCGG